GCGTCGTACTCGAAGGCGGCGAGCTTCGGGACGATCTGCTGCTGAAGGTCATCGATCTCATCGCCACTGACACGCAGACGGCGGGCGCGACTGACCACGAGGCGGGACACTTCCTTTTCGACGATTCCACTGTAGCTGTTGGCAAGCATGGCTGGTCCTTTCATTCCAAGGCCATTGGCTTCGCGTCGAGACGCTCTCGACGTCACGCCCGCCATGCTCCGTGCGTTACTCGGCCTTGTATCTAGCCTCAGCGCTGCGCCGCCGACTTCATCTGCGCCACACCTGCGACGCATTGCTGGACCAGCGGCGCATCGCTGAGCCCATGTGTGGCGCATGTGTGTTTACTGGGCCACATCTGCTTGACCGAGCAAGTTCTCTGCCCCGCGGCAAACAACGGGTGTCCGCGTCGCGGATCACGGCCGATCCGCCGCACACGAACCTGGACCCGTTGGAGAACTGCTGATGCACGCACTGGCACGAAGAGACGATCCGATAACATCTCACCAGGCCGCCGAGGAAGTTGAGGCCAGCGGCCGCGCCGCTTCGCAGCGGCAAATCTGCCTCCTCGAAGTGTGGAAGAATCCCGGCCAGACCGCCGCCGAGATCGCGGCAGCCACCGGGCTCGAACGCCACGTTCCCTCGCGTCGATTGCCCGAACTGCGCAAGGCTCGCCTGGTGAAAAGCGGGCCGGTTCGCCGCTGTACCGTCACCGGCAACCCGAGCATGACATGGCTGCCAATGCGCAGCGAGGAGGTCTCGGCATGATTCCGGCCTCCTTATCGAACCAATTCGTCTTCGAGCCTGCCGAGTCATATCACGCGGCGGCAAAGGACTACCTGACCAGTCATCATCTGGCCGACTTCCGGCGCTGCCCGCTGCTGTACCGCTGGAAACAGCTGGGTCTGGCGAAGGACAAGGACCGCCCGGCTTACTTCCTCGGTCGTGCCGCGCACACGCTGATTCTCGAAGGTCGCGAGAAATTCCTCGCGGAGTACGTCATCAGCGACGGACCGATCAACAGGACCACCGGCAAGCCCTTCAAGAGCGACTCGCAGGCCTATCAGAAGTGGGCTGAGACCCAGGGCAAGCCCATCCTCACTGAAGAGCAGGCCAAGGAGATCGAGCAGTTGGCGGCAGGAGTAATGTCGCAGGCGATTGCCAAGGAACTGCTGGCGTCTGGTGTGGCCGAAGCGGTGCTGCGGGCGCGCTGGCACGAGGTGGACTGCCAGATTCGCGTGGACTGGTTCACGCACATGGCGGGCGGTGCCATCGTCGACCTCCAGACCTGCGATCACCTGGACTACTTTGAGGTCGACGCCCGCAAGTTCCGCTACGCCCACCAACTGGCCTTCTACCGCTCCATCAGCGCGGCGACGGCAAACATCGATCCGCGCGAGCTGCCGGTCCACATGATCGCCGTTGAGAAGCAGCCGCCGTTCCGATGCGGTGTGTGGCGCTTGGGGGAAGACGTCTTGGCCATCGCGCAGAAGGAAAACGAAGAGGCAATCAAGCGCCTGCGCGACTGCCGCCAGCGCAACGTGTGGCCAACCGGCTACGAAGGACTCCGCATCTTTGACTGGATTTGACTCCAACCTTCCGAAAGGAGCACGCGAACATGAGTTTGTTGTCGAAACTGCAAGTCGGCAAGCAATCCGCCCCGCGACGCTGCATGATCCACGGCGTCCAGGGCGTGGGCAAGAGCACCTTTGGGGCCAGCGCCAGAAAACCGGTGTTCATTCAAACCGAGGATGGCCTGGGCGAGATCGACTGCGTGAGATTTCCACTGTCACAGTCATTCGCCGAGGTCATGGCGGCGCTGGCGGAACTGGCCTCACAGGAACACGATTTCGAGACGGTCGTGGTCGATTCGCTGGACTGGCTCGAGCGGCTGATCTGGCAGGAGGTCTGCACTGCCGAGAACGTCAGCAACATCGAGAAGATCGGATTCCAGAAGGGCTACACCTACGCCCTGAACTTCTGGCGCAAGTTCCTTGACGCCCTCGATGTGCTGCGACGGCATCGCGGCATGGCGGTCATCCTCATCGCCCACACCAAGATCGAGAAGTTCCAGACGCCCGAAGACTCAGCCTTCGACCGCTTCACCCCGCGCCTGCACAAGCTGGCAGCCTCAGTGGTGATGGAATGGTGTGACGAGGTGTTCTTCGCCACGTACTCCACGACCACCGATCCCAAGAAGGTGAAGAACATCACTTCGCCTGAGCGGGTGATGAGGACCTGCGAAGGCCCGACGCACGTGGCCAAGAACCGCCTGGGCATGCCTTACGAGCTACCGCTGGAATGGGCGGCTTACGACTACTACGCACGTCTGGCTCACACCGACCCGTGTAGCGACAGCACGTCCGTCAAGTCACCGTCTTCGCCTGAAACCGACACCCAGCCTTCGCAGTGACACTTGCCCTTTGAACAAGGAGACTTGCACATGGCCAATCTTAACGGATTCAACGCAGCGACCGTCGAACCGTCCCAGGACTTCGACCCGATCCCGGCGGGCAAGTATCTGGCGGTGATCACCGATTCGGAGATGAAGCCGACCAAGAGCGGCACCGGCCAGTATCTGCAGTTGTCGTTACAGATTCTCGAAGGGCCTTACAAGGGCCGCTATGTGTGGGCGCCGCAGACCCTGCCCAACCCCAACCCGACCACCGTGCAGATCGCCCGCCAGGAACTCTCGGCCATTTGCCGGGCTGTGGGCGTGATGCAGCCAACCGATAGCGTCGAGCTGCACAACATCCCGCTGATCATCACGGTCAAGCTGAAGAAGCGCGAGGACACCGGCGAGATGACCAACGAGGTGCGGAGCTACGCCAAGCGTGAAGCGGCCGCGTCCAATATCGCGCCACCGCAGGCCAACATTCCCACCCCTCCGTGGCGTCGCTGAGACGGGCGCACTCTTCTCACGGGTCTTCCGGCGGCGGTTCTCGTCGCCGGAAGGCCTGCCCTCCAGGCATCAGCGAGACGGAGACAGGGATGCTGGAAGTCGAACTGCCATACCCGCCGTCAGTGAACCACTACTGGCGGCACTATCGCGGGCGGATGGTGATCAGCCGATGGGGCCAGCGCTTTCGCGACCAGGTGCGGAACGTCCTGGCTCGCATGAACGTCAAGCCGCTGACCGGGAAGCTGGCAGTATCCGTCGAGGTATTCCCGCCCGACCGGCGCAGGCGGGATCTGGACAACCTGCTTAAGGCCATCGGCGACTCGCTCGAGCACGGCGGAGCCTTCCACGACGACAGCCAGATCGTCTGGCTGCTCATCGAAAAGGCCTCGGTTGTGCGCGGAGGCAAGGTGGTGGTGCGCATTACGGAGAGGCGATGAACCAGGTGCTGAAGGACAACCCGGCTGTCTCACAGGCTGAGCTGCTCGGGGCGGCGCTGCGCTACTGCGCCGTGGCTGACTGGTTCGAGTCGCACCCCTGTACTTGGGACCGGCGCATGTCGTTGTCGGAGGCGATGGACGTGTTCAACCGCGTCGAGGCCGAACTTCGCTCGGCGGGAGCCCGCGCATTGCGGCGCGGCGGGCACCGCGAGCTGATCCTCCAGGCCGTGGGCATCGAGGAGGACGCGCGGTGAGCCTGTTTACGAGCGAGCACAAGCCGATGACGCTGCGCCCGTACCAGATGGAGGCGGTCGAAGCCGTCTACCAGCACTTGCGCGAGCACGACGACAATCCATGCGTGGTGATTCCCACCGGCGGCGGCAAGACCCCGGTGATCGCGACCATCTGTTCGGACGCGGTGACGCGCTGGGACGGGCGTGTGTTGATCCTGGCGCATGTCAAAGAACTGTTGGAGCAAGCCGCCGACAAGCTCGATCAGATCTGCCCGGACATCCACGTCGGCGTCTATTCCGCTGGCCTGAAGCGTCGTGACACGACGCATGCGGTGATCATCGCGGGCATCCAGTCGGTCTACCAGAAGGCCGAGCAACTGGGCCACTTTGACTTGGTGATTGTGGATGAGGCCCACATGATCCCAATGGAAGGCGACGGCATGTACCGTCGCCTGCTGGCGGACATGCGTCGGATCAATCCTCACCTGCGGGTCATCGGGTTAACCGCCACGCCGTTCCGCATGGCCTCAGGTCCGATCTGCGTGCCGCCGCCGGAAGGCATCCTCAACAGCATCTGCTATGAGATCGGCGTGCGTGAGCTGATCGCCAATGGTTACCTCTCGACTTTGAGGTCCAAGGCGGGTCGGTACAAGCCTGACTTCCAGTCGCTGCATGTTCGCGCCGGCGAATTCGTAGCCGATGAGGTAGAAACGCTGATGGATCAGGACCTTCTGGTCCAGTCGGCGTGCCGCGAGATCGTCGACGCCGTTTACAGCAGTGGCCGCCGCGCCTGCCTGGTGTTTGCTTCCGGTGTTGAGCACGGCAAACACGTCGCACGCGTCATCGAACAGATCGCAGGCCGCGAATGCGGATTCATCGACGGCCAGATGCCCACGCTTTACCGAGACCAGCTTATCCGTCGCTTCCGCGAAGGCGACTTGATCTACCTGGTCAACGTCAATGTGCTGACCACCGGGTTTGACGCCCCCAACGTGGACTGCGTTGCGCTGCTGCGCCCGACGCTCTCGCCAGGTCTTTACTACCAGATGGTTGGCCGGGGATTCCGGCTATGCGAGGGCAAGACCGATTGCCTGGTCCTCGACTTTGGCGGCAACGTGCTTCGGCACGGCCCGGTGGACGCCATCCGCGTCACGGATGTGTTCGCCAAAGGCTCGGGGGAAGCGCCCGCCAAGGAGTGTCCGCAGTGCCAGGCGCTGATCGCCTCTGGCTACGCGACGTGTCCTGAATGCGGCCACGAGTTCCCGCCGCCCCAGCGACGCAGGCATGAGGCCACGGCTGCCGCCGCGGGCATTCTTTCCGGACAGGTCACGATCAGCAAATACGAAGTGCATCGCGTCTATTACAGCGTTCACGTCAAACGCGACGCGCCACCGAACGCCCCGCGCTCCATGCGCGTGGACTATGAGGTCGGCTTCCACAACACGCGTTCCGAGTGGGTGTGCCTGGAACACGGCGGCTACGCGCGACAGAAGGCCGAGGCGTGGTGGCGCAGGCGCTCGTGCTTGCCCGTGCCGGACAACGTCGACGACGCTGTCGCTCTGGCCAACGCCGGGGCCCTGGCCGACGCGCTGTCGATCACGGTGCGCTCGGTCGCCGGGGAGAAATACGACCGCATCGTGGACTACGAGCTCGGCGAGAAGCCCGACCCGGCCGACCTCAGTCTTCCTGAGCCGCCCGAGCTGCCCGAGTACGTGCCGGCGGACGACGACATCCCGTTTTGAAGGAGCGAACCGAACCAAGCATGAATCTGCGCGACGTCGCCATCTCGTATCAACGTGCGGGCCTGGCCGTGCTGCCCGCCCGACGCGCCGAGAAGCGTCCCGCCGTGGGTGGTTGGAGACAGTATCGGGACCGCCTGCCTACCGAGGCGGAGATCCAAGCGTGGTTTGCCAACGACCACGAAGCACTGTGCATTCTGTGCGGACGGATTTCGGGGCATTACGAGATCATCGATTTCGACGCCGGCGGCGAGAAGTTTTCGGCCTGGCAAGAGCAGATCCCGCCCGAACTGCGCGACC